CTTCAACATCCGATGACGTGGAAAGAAAGAACAAAAGAAACGCAACTCCTCGCGGAGTACCCCTTTAGACACATGTGCATCGAACCTCTTCTCGTCGAGCAAAATAGCAGCAGGGGAGGAGAAAGCGACCCATGCTTCATGTAAGTAGGTAGCCACTTCCCTCAAGTTCAGACCTGCCATGAACACACGCCCGCTACACCCACTATTTGGGAACAAAACTTCATGACGCAACGGCAACATGGCATCCCAAATAGGCAAGATGTACGGCAAAAAGAACATATTGCACACAGGTGTTCGTGGCTGGATCAAGCGCGGCGGTTTGCTGGCCGGGACGTCACGGCATTCTTGCTTGACGAAACCCCTCACTCGGAAGTCACTCTTGAACAGCCCACGATACAACAGCTGAGCAAGGGCCACTGAGTAACGACGGTACATCGTGCCCTGACCTCGGTAGCGCAACAAGACTTCATCGTACGTGAGGGGCTCTTCGGATACGTCAAGGACACACGCAATACGCTCGTAACCCCGCCGAAGGAACCCAATATCGAGAGGACCAGCATACTTCGCCAACGCTCGTTTGACGAGAGCAAACCGTGCCGAGTTGTGATCGGGATTGTAACAAAAAGGCACAGGCAACTGAACTAGCTCTCGCAACGCAGGAAAACACTGTAATGGTTCAGGCGGACCAGTGTAAACTGCGACGGTCAGGCCCGGGCCACCTCGGCTCACCTCACCAAGTGCAACGCAGAATCGCACCTTTTGCCGATAGTAGCTCGCGTCAACCTAAGGAGCACTCACAACCCGTGTTAAAAGGCTGTCGACCAAGTTAGAAAAACTAAAGTCGACTAGCCAGTCAGCAACACGATCAAGAAGCCCTGGGTTGGTGTACTCCTTGAGTAATCGTTCAGCAGCAACCTCGTTGGGTGTAATAGCACATGCTAAATAAACAGAGATGGTACCGATCTGCTCCATAGCCAAGCCAAGGCCCCGCTCCTCTAAGTACGACTGTGCAATAGTCAAGAGGCCTTGGACCAAAGACCGTGTTCGGGTGCGGCTAATAACACGAACTCTGAGAGACGACACCAACTCGTTAGAATAGTAGTGCAGCACTCCATGCTCATCAAGCACCCCGCTGATCAACATGTGACCAACTGGCACCTGATCAATGAACTCAATTTCTCGCGCAAAGTCCATACGCAAGAAAGCACGCTGGAAATTGTCGCCATCCAGCGGTCGGGCAGCTGCCGGATCGAATACAGGCGGGAGAGCCATAGGCGGGATAGCAGGATCATCCTCATGCTTACCATTGTTCTTGCGCCGCGCTAGCATGGGTATGGCCCAGTGTCGACCAGCATCAGTCCATCCATCGGGTAAGGCCATAGCTGTAAAGTCGTGTATATGCGCCACCGGATGGTCCAAGGGTACGCCAATAACACCCATAGGATCAGGGTTACGGCCATCACCAGGGGCATCAGGGCGCATAGCACGGCCAACAGCAAGATCATGGAA